GAACAGTCACCCGATCCCAAAGCGTTGCCCCAAGTGCGGCGGCGCAACGATCCCAGACTGTTCGCGCTATGGAGAGCGATTCCTGCATGGATGGAAATACTTGCTATGTGGCGTCAATTCAGACAGCGACGGCTATTATGACGGGCTGAAACGGACTTCGATCACAATGGGAGGCAGGACATGAACTGCAATGACTATTCACCAGGACCGGTTGCCGGTAAAACAATGGCAGTCTGTAAGCACTATATCCTGGAGCCAAAAGAGGCCGCGGGAGGGTGCAAGCTGCCGAGCCATTTTATGTGCGACCTGTGGCTGGAAGGGTTGAAGAAAAAGGCCATAGCGCCCAGGACGAAGATGGAACAGGCGGTCCTAAACCTTCCCGGGCAGTTATGTGGTCAGCAGGAGGGCGGCGGCATGAGGAAGCAGACCCCGGAAGGCCAGCTAACCAGCTCGATCCGCCAGCTCCTAAAGACATTCGGCATCTTCCACTGGAAGGCCTGGGGCGGACCTATGAGCGCCCCAGGCGTGCCTGATATTGTCGGCTGCTGGAAAGGTCGCATGATAGGGATCGAGGTTAAGGCACCGCGGGGACATCTTTCGCCAGATCAGGTGCGTTTTATTGAGGCGATTAACCGATCCGGCGGCCTGGCTTTCGTCGCCAGATCGCTTGACGATGTGATCGAAAATTTGGAACTCGGAGACCGTTTTTTAGTGAGGTGAGGGCTGTTGATAACTCACTTTTAAAGGGGGAGAAAATGGCTGAAGGAAGGATGTTATCGAGGAGAATTACCCGTTCTCATAAGCTCGCGGGGCTCAAATCTGACACAGCGAGGCTGTTTTTCTGCTGCCTCATACCATATTTGGACGTTGACGGTCGCATGGAAGCTGATGTGCGCCTGATAAAGTCTGATATATTTCCCCTTCTCGAACATATAACCTTGAAAGTTATCAACAGGCTTTTGATTGAGTTAAACGACGCCGGTTTGATAAATCTATATGAAAATAACGGATTGAAATATCTTCATGTTTTACAATTTGAGACGCATCAAAGAAACCTCAGAAAAGACCGTGAGGCAAAGTCTGTTATACCGCCTCCAAACTCCGGACCTACTCCGGACCCACTCCGGAGTAAAGACGGACCTACTCCGGACCTACTCCCGCATAAGTTAAGAGAAGAGAAGTTAAGAGAAGCTAAGTTAAACGCGCGCGCGAACGAGCCACCTGTGGATAACTCACAACCGGAGCCCGAAGACCAAAAACCAAAAGCAGCCTCTTCTGAACCAAAGGAAAAACCAAAATCTCAAAACACCCACGGCGAAAGATGGACGCCTGAGAAAAGCGCGGTGCTCGATAATCTCATGCAGGACATCACCAACCGATGGGGGATGAGATATCATGGACGAGTGATGAACTATGTCCGGACGAATTTCAATCGATGCAACCCGGATGCGATGATCCACTGCCTGCGTCGTCTGATCAGCGACCGAATGGCAGGGAAAGACATTCCGATTCCGGAAAAATGGCTGGAGGCTGTCTTAAACGGCGGCAACGGAAAACACCCAGGCGAAAATGGGACATTTGAAGGCGCAGAACATGAACGGCGCTCAGAGGAGTTTAAATCAGCGGCGCCCGTATCGCTCGGCGATGTACTCCGAAAAATGGGCGCGACGATGGAAGGGGGTTGATAAATGGGTGAGATAGCAATCGGACGCAAGGAGATCATGGCTGCCCTTCATGTAGCCGATTGGGGCACGATTAGAAATTGGAAAAGAAGTTACGCCATGCCGATTCGCTATATGCCAAACGGGAGACCAATGCTTTTATTATCAGAGTTAAAGGTCTGGCTCGTCAAATTTTCCGAGATAAAAAAAAACACCCACCCCTTTTCCACCCAAACCCACCCCTTTTCCACCCCGACAAGTCGAAAATAATATGAAACACTATAGCCATGACAAATCTGGAAATTGGACAAAAGGCAGCCGAGATCGCCCGGGAGGAGGTCTTGAAAGAGGCCAAAAGGGCTCGCCTATCGACCAGGAAGGTCTTTAAGCGGATTGCCGAGGGCCTGGACGCGCATGAGACCAAGACAAGTTATGACAAGGACGCCGGACAATGGGCCTATTCCAAGAAGCTGATCGCGCACAAGACACGCCTGGAGGCCGCGGCGCTGGCTGTTGTGGTCCTGGGGCTCAAGCCGAACGAAAAGCACGACGTGAACCTTAATCAGCCGATCGTTGTGGAGGTTGTGAAATTCAATGAGAGTTCAACTTCCAAATAACTGGCGGCCGCGGGCCGATCAGATGAAGCTCTGGAGCTACATGGAGGCCGGCGGGCTCCGGGCTGTCGAGGTCGCTCATCGCCGGTGGGGAAAAGATGACGTAGCGCTGCATTTCACAGCAACCCAGGCGGTACAGCGGACCGGGAACTACTGGCACATGCTCCCGCAGTACAACCAGTGCCGGAAGGCGATCTGGGAGGCCGTCAACCCGCGGACAGGCCAGCGGCGCATAAACGAGGCGTTCCCGCAGGCGATCCGGGCGCGGACCAGGGAAACCGACATGTTCATCGAGATCAAGGGCGGCGCCACCTGGCAACTCGTCGGCAGCGACAACTACGACGCCCTGGTCGGATCACCGCCGATCGGGATTGTTTTTTCCGAGTATGCGCTGTCAAATCCGCAAGCCTGGGCCTATCTGGCGCCGATCCTGGAGGAAAACAAGGGATGGGCCTGTTTCATCTCCACAAGCCGCGGAAACAATCACCTCAAAAACCTGATCGATATGGCCCGCGTTGAGCCTGGCTGGTTCGGCGAGATCCTGACGGCCGATGACACGCCGGTATTCTCGAAAGAGCAGCTTGCGACGATCCGGCGGCAGTATATGGCACAGTTTGGCCAGGAGCACGGCGAGGCGCTTTACCTCCAGGAATACCATTGCAGCTTTGAAGGCGCAGTCCTGGGATCCTATTTCGCCAAACAGATGGCCGAGGCGAAGAAAAAGGGCCGGATCTGCCGCGTGCCGCATCAGACGGCGCTGGAGGTTGACACGTTCTGGGACCTGGGCGTTGACGATTCCATGTCGATCTGGTTCATCCAGCACACCGGGAAGGCTCATCACTGCATTGACTACTATGAGGCCAGCGGCTACGGCCTGGAGCATTACGCGAAGATCCTGAAGGCAAAAAACTACACCTACGGAAACCATTACATGCCGCACGACGCCCAGGCCCGGGAGATGACCAACAGCGAGATCGCAAAAAGCCGTCGAGAGGTCGCGGAAGGGCTCGGAATCAAGCCGATCGTGGTCGTCTCCAGGGTCAAGAACATCGATATTCTGATCCAGGTGCAGATCCCGGCAGCCAGGAACATGATCAGCCAGTGCTGGTTTGATGAGAAAAACTGCGCCGGCGGGATCTCCGCGCTGGAGGCGTACCGGGCAGAGTACGACGAGGAGCGGAAAAAACTCAGCAACCGACCCCTGCATGACTGGTCATCGCACGGGACGAGCGCGTTTATCACATTTGCCGTCGGCTATATCGAGGCGGCGAAACTTAACGAATCCGACATCACTCCGGGATCGACTGTCAGGATGGCGTCGGGCTGGCGGTAGAGGAGGACAACGCTATGGTATCGAAAAGTTTTACGGCAGCAACACAATATTCGGCGCCGATATTCGTTCCCCAGGGCAAGGTGCTGGCGATCTCCATTTCGGGGACGTTCGTCGGGACGATCCAGATCCAAAGGCTCATCAAGACCGAGGGTGATAGCTCCTACGCGGCGCATGATGACACAGGATGGAACGTAGTCAGCAGCCACACGACGATTGTCGAGGATCAGGTCGCCAACGGCGACGGATGCTGGTATCGGGGCTATTGCTCGGCCTACACATCCGGGACGGCCGTCTTTAAGCTCAAGATGTGACGGGGAGGATAAGGCCATGAAACGACTACTCGCAATCATAGGCATCCTGGCGCTGATCGCCGGCCTGGCGTTGACGGGCCGGGCCGACATATACGAGAACCGGGCAGCCACCACAACGGCGCCGGGCATCGTCGAGCTTGCCACGGACGCCGAAACCGTCACGGGGACAGCGACGACGGTCGTCACGACTCCTGCAAATATCACGGCAAGGATGGCAGCACCGGGCGCAATCGGCGGGACGACACCGTCAACGGCCGCCTTTACCGCGGTAGATGTTGACCGCGCCTCCTCAGCAGTCACCGGAAGCTCAGACATCAAGGCGATCGACGTTGAGGCAATTCACAGCGCTGTTGTAACCGGGACGAGCCAAGACCTGTACGGCGCTCGGTATTGGGTGCAGAAGGCCGGGGCCGATACAAGCCCGGACAGCTACACCACCTACGGCCAATCCATTTCGGCTACCAATACAGGGGCTACCAATACCGGGACCAAGACCACCTACGGCATCTCATCCAGTGCAATCGGAGACACGGCCGGCACCTCCACCACCTACGGCGTTTATACCTCTGGTAGCGGCGCAGACACCAACTACGGCCTGTATAGCGCGTCCGGGACAAACGTGTTTGTTCTCAACGCCGCCGAGCAGGTCTATATCAACGCGACATCAACGCCGCAGACCCAGACCGAGGGGGCGCTTGAAATCGATGTCACGACGGCAACCGACGGCGTTTTCGCTGTCAACATTGACCTCAGTAACACCAAGACAACCGGGATCGGCACGACCGCAATGTATGTCGGAGCACGGTCAAGCGCAGTGGTGACGTCAGGGAATCAAGCCCTATACGGCGCGGAGATCTATTCGACCAAGTCCGGGGCTGACACCAACGCAGACGCAACCCAGGTGAGGGGTGTCAATGTCCAGGCGCAGAATACAGGCAGCACCAACGCGGGAACCAGAATCACCATGGGCGGGTATTTCTCGGGGACCGGCGACACCGCAGGGACCAGCACGGCCTATGGTGTGTATGCCACAGCCACCGGGGCCGATACCAACTATGCCGGATACTTCAGCGGCGATGTTGCAGTGACCGGAACCATCGAGCAGGGCGGGCTCAAATATTACAGCCTTGCGGCAGCCAAGAACGACGAGGACAGCATTACCCTGCCAACAATCACGGCGAACTACTCGGGGCATGGGTTCGTCCGGGTGTCTTCAGCGGGGGTCATTCAGGACTCTTGCGCGTTTGAATCTGGATCGGACGGCAATGTCTCCCTGATCCGGGGTACGGCAAACGTGGTGGTCGGGGCGGCGTGCGCGAATGCGAAAATCTGTATCAGCACAGCAGGGGCGCAGAATCCGATTGTCATTCAATCCCGCAATGGTGCGGCACAAGTGCAAATTGAATTTTGGTATCACTGACATGGCGAAACGTAAAGACAAAGACACGGCCGAGCAGCATTTGAAGCAGATGCGAGATCGCCTGGATCTGGCTGTCGTCAACGAGAAGGACGAGCGGACCAAAGGCGTTGATGACATCAAATTCATTAACGGCGACCAGTGGGAACAGAAGGTTCTGGGCGACCGCAAAAACCGCCTGAATCTGACGATCAACAAGATGCCGACGTATCTGGATCAGATTGACGGCGACATCCGCCTGCATAAGCCGGGAATCAAGGTCAAAGCGGTGGACAACAACAGCGATCCGAAAGCGGCCGACGTGATCGAGGGGCTAATCCGGTCTATCGAACGCAACAGCGCCGCGTCGAGGGTGTACGCCTACGCGGGGCTGCACCTTTCCGCGGGAGGCCGCGGTGCCTGGCAAATACTGACCGACTACGTCTCCGACAAATCGTTCGACCAGGTCGTCAAGATCGAGCGGATCGAAAATGCCTACTCTGTCTATTATGACCCGTCGGCCCGGCAGGAGGACAAGCAGGACGGCCAGTTCATGTTCATGATTCAAGACATGAGCAAGGAGGTTTACAAGGAAACATTCGGGAATGATCCCGTTGATTTTTCGGCCGACGGCGACGAGCTGGCCAACTGGCAGAGTGAAGGCAAGGTCCGTGTCGCCGAGTATTTCTACAAGAAGAAAGTATCCGAAAAGACGCTATATCTTCTGAATGATCGGCGTACCGTATTTGAGGAGGATTTGCAGGACGATGACGAGATCATGGATCAGCGCCGCGTAACGACATACGAAATCTGGTGGGAGAAGGTCGATGGCAAGCGCATCCTGGACGGACCCGAAAAGATAGCCGGGAACATGTTCCCCATCGTGCTGGTGTGGGGAAAGCAGCTATTCGTTGACGGCAAGATCGACGTGCGCGGCATTGCCCGACATGCGAAGGACGCGCAACGGCTCTACAACTATTTCAGCAGCAACGACGCGGAGACGACGGCGCTCCAACCAAAGCAGCCGTATCTGATGCCTGATTCCTGCCTGGGATCTTATAAAAGCATTTGGGATAAGGCGGTGGATGAGAACTACCCCTATCTGCCTTACAAGGTCGATCCGACCAACCCGTCGCTGCGGCCCGTGCGCGAATCCCCGGCCATGCCGTCAGGCGGTAACGCGATGCAGCTCAATCGGGCCGACCAGGATATGCGCGACACCATCGGAATCCAAAAGGCCGCGATGGGTATGACTTCGAACGAGAAGTCGGGCATTGCCATTCGGGAACGTAAGACGGAAAGCGACACCGGGCAGTATGCGTTTCTTGACAACCTCTCTGCTGGCGTCCGAACAACCGGAAAGATCATCCTGGGAATGATCCCGGAGATCTACGACACGGCGCGGATGCTCCGAATCCTGGGGCCGGATTATAAAGAGAAGATTGTCAGCATTAACCAGCAGGGCGGGATAGACATCACGACGGGAATGTACGACGTGGACATTGACGTCGGGCCATCGCAGAGCACGCAGCGCGAGGAGTTCGTCGAGAAGGTCAGCGCGATCCTGCCGAACATCCCTCCGCAGCAGGCGGCCATGATCACCGATATCCTGTTCGAGATGATGGACTTTGCCCGTGCGGACGACATTGCAGCCAGGCTCAAGAAGCTATTGCCGCCTGAGTTATTGAGCGACCAGGAGAAACCGGAGGGCGGGGCTATCAATCAACACGGCGGTCCTCAGCCTCCATCCGCCGGCGGCCCGCCCCCACCTTCACAGTCTGACCCGGCCATGATGGCGGCGCAGGCGCAGGCGGAAACGGATCTTCAGATCCAACAGGTCAAACTCGCCCAGGAGCAGGCGAAGCTGGAAGGTATGCAGATCAAGAACGAAAGCAAGCGGATTCAATCGAAAGAACAGCTCCGGGCCATGATCCTGGAGCTGATGAACGAAGGAGGGCCGGTCGATGCCACTCCGCAAGGGTAAGGGCCGCAAGGTCATATCGAACAACATCCGCGAGCTGATGGAAAGCGGCCGGCCGCAAAAGCAGGCCGTCGCCATCGCTTTAGACAAGGCGCGGGAAGGTAACGCGCTGATGAAATATGCAAATAGGGGAGGAAAGCGACATGGCTCTCGTTGACATGAAACTGCCGAAGGCGACCGTAAAGGAGACGAAGATGACCGATGCGCCGATCGCATCGTTAAACCAGGAACGTTGGCCGTATGGCCTCCGGATCAACTTCGAGAAAGAACAGATCGACAAGATGCCCGCCCTGGCCGGCCTGAAAGTCGGCGACGTTGTCTCCATCGATGCGATCGGCTGCGTAACGTCGGTCCGGATCTCCGAGCGGCAGGAGGGCAAGAAAGACCATTCTGTCGAGATCCAGATCGAACAGGTCGGCATCGAACCGAAGAAGAAGCCGGAAAAGATGTCGATGAAGGAGTTTAACGCATGGCGTGAAAAAGGAGGCGGAAAATGAGGAAGGTTTTGATTTGCATCATCGTTTTGTTGTTTGCGGCGGTGTCAATGGCCGCGGAAGCGCCGAAGGACGAATCGAAAGGCACGCAGAAGGCCGTCACCATCACGGACAAGGACGGCAAGGCGCTGATGCACTTTGTCACGGTGTACGACAAGGATAAGAAGCCGGTCCAGTTCAGCGTGATCGATGCCGACGGCCAGGAGGTCTTGAGGGCGGCGAATGCAAACAAGCCAAAGGAAGCGCCGAAGAAGGGGCAGAAGAAATGACCGAAGAGGCTGTCAAGTCGAAAATATTTTGTGGTGAGGAGTGCGACTATTGCAGGCGCCTGGAACGCGGCATGCAGGAGATGCTTGAAATGATGAAGAAGATGGAGAAATCCGTCGGCGTGGCGAAAAGCGTTATCATCGGCTTAACGGATGAAAATATCAGGCTCAAGGAGGAGATCCGGCGTCAGGTGACGCGAAGGGGTTAAAAAATAGCGGTTTCCGCGAGGTCTGATCAACCGGACGGGACGAAAGCAGGAATCAAGGGCGGCATGCTGGTGCCAGCACATCAGTTTGTTCCGCCCTTTTTTCTTGGCCGCGCTGATCATCTCCCTACCGGATGGGGACAAACACCGGGCCGAAAAAAAGAAAGGAACACTATGGACAGCGAAGAAAAAAACAGCGTTTCCAAGGGGACCGAAGGTTTTCTCGACGACGGCGGTGAAAGCGTAGCCGTCGGCGCAGAACCGGAAGAGGAGGCCACCGAGGAAAAAAAGGGAAGTGACGCGCCCGCGGGAAGCGAGAAAAAAGACGACGAGCCCACGCCCGGCGAAGAGGAGAAGGGCGGCAAAAAGGACGGCGACGAAGAGCCCCCGCCGGAAGGTGACGACGAAGAGGTCCCCGACGACAAACTACCCAGGGGCGTCATCAAGAGGCTCGACAAGATGCGACGCAAGCAGGGCGACGCCGAACGTGAAGCCGAACGGCTCCGGACGGAAAACGAATCCCTGAAGCGAACGCAGCAGCAACAGAAAGACATCGGAGACAAGCCTGACCCTTCCAGCTTTGATTCAGAGGCCGAGTACATCGACGCCCTGACCGACTGGAAGATCGCCAAGGCAAGCGCCGAGCGGGAAAGAAAGGACGAGGAAAGAAGGCAGCAGGAAAACCAGGAACGCGAACAGCGGGACGCGCAAGAACGCCACCGGGAGACACAGCGGCAACTGAAGGACGCTACAAAGAAATATCCCGATTTTGCCGAGGTCGTGTACCGGGAGGATCTTCCGATCACCCAGGCGATGTTGGACATTTTGACGCGGTTTGAAAACATGGCCGACGTTTCCTACTATCTGGGGAAACATCCGGATCAGTGCGCGGACATCTCCCGCAGCGGACCCGCAGACCAGGCCCTTACCCTCAAGGACATTTCGGACACCATCAGGGCAAAGGAACGCAAAACCACAAAAGCCCCGCCGCCGCGGAGGCCGATCCAGAGCACCGGAGCAGGGATCAAGGACCTCGAATCGATGTCCTATCCCGAATACTGCCGGGCCAGGGAAAAGGCCGAGAAAGCGGCACGCGGCGGGTAGCATAAGAAAGGAGTAACAAGCCATGACGTTTGCAACCAATGTGATTGTCAACAGCACCATTCTGGCGAAGGAATCGCTTCGTCAACTCGAAAACAACCTGGGGATGGCCAAGGTCGTTTACCGGGATTGGGAAAACAAATTCGGCAAGGACGGCCAGACTCTCGGGATCCGGCAGCCGAACAAGTTCAGGGCGACTAAGGCCCGCGCCAGGTCGAATACGGCGCTTGCCGAAACAAACATCACCCTGACGGTCGCAACGCAGGCCCACGTCTCGTTTGAGTGGTCCACGCAGGAGATGACCCAGGAGATCGACCGGATCGCCGAACGGTACATCAAACCCGCCATGTCGGCCCTGGCAAACACCATTGAGGTCGATCTGTACGCCCTCTATGTGGACGTTTTCAACCAGGTCGGCACGCCCGGGACGGCCCCGTCGGACTACGATGTGTACGCCGACGCCCGCCGGAGACTCAACGAGGAGGCCGCGCCTCTCGACGGCCGCTACTGCATGGTCAACCCTAAGGCGGAAGCGGAGACCATGAAGGGACTGAAGGGACTTTTCAATGAGAAGCTGATCAACGACCTCGTGCTGAAAGGCGCTTTGGGATCGCTGGCCGGGTTCGACTTCGCCATGGCCCAGAATGTTCAAACGCACACCACGGGGCATTTCACCAGCGGTACGACTCCCCTGGTCGATGGTCCGGGGCAGACCGGCAACACGCTTTTGACGAAGGGATGGGGCGGGTCCGGAACCCTGAAAAACGGGGACGTCTTCACCGTTGCCGGGGTCTATGCGGTCAATCCGAAGACCGGGCAGAGCACCGGGGAGCTTCGCCAGTTTGTCGTGACGGCGGATGGTGTTGACACGGCTGCGGCCTACGACATCCCGATCTATCCGGAGATCACGACTTCCGGCGCCTACCAGACTGTTGATGCGTCTCCGGCCGACAATGCTCCGATTACATTCGTCGGAACCGAGGATACGCAGTATCCGCAGTCGCTCGCTTTCCACAAGGATTGTTTCACGCTGGCCATGCGGCCCCTGGAGATCCCGCAGTCAGCCCCCTGGGGCGCCCGCGAGAGTTACAACGGCCTGTCCATCCGCGTGATCAAGGCTTACGACGTGGAAGAAGACAAAGAAGTGTTGAGGTTCGACGTGCTTTACGGCGTCCTGTGTCAATACCCCGAGTTGGGCGTCCGGATCACCGGCTAACCGCCGAAAGGCAGAAAGGGGGTAATGACCATGAGAAAGAATTTTTTCACTATCCTGATCGCCCTTGTGCTGTCGGTCCTGATGGCAGGGCCTACGGCGGCAGGGCTCAACGACCGGGATTCCGACATCAACCTGACCAGGGGGAACTATATCGAGATCCCCCAGATCTCCGCACCGTCAGGGAATCCTGTTAATAACAAAGGCTGGCTGTACGTCAAGGACAGCTCCGGGACCACAAAGCTGTACTTTGAGGATGACGCCGGGTCGGTTCACGATCTTGTGACGGCGGCCGGCGGCAATACCCTGGATCAGTCCTATGATCAGGGCGGGGCCGGGGCCGGGAAGGCGATCACCGTTGATTCCGGGGCCGTCGCTCTGACCAACAATGCGGCCAACAACAACGGCGTTCTGACCATCGAGAAGACACCCGTAGGCGCTCAGAGTGGCGACGCGGTGACCATCACCGTGGGGGCACAGGCAACCGGGGACGCTCTTCAGTTCGTCAATACCGGTTCGGGCAACGACATTGCGGGCTCGGGCGCTACATGGAGCATCAGCAAGGCGGGCGTGGCGGCCTTCGCCTCGATCTCCGGCCTTACTTCCGGGATCACGGTTACTGGAGGGATTGTCAATCTCAACGCCTCCAGCAACTACGCGACAAATATTGGCACAGGTACGACAAACGCCGCTATTACCATCGGCGGCGGGACCAATACGGTCGCGGTAAACTCATCGTCTTGGGACATCACTACGGCCGGCGCAGCAAGCGGTTTTACGTCTCTGTCCCTGTCCGATGACATCACCATGGCCAACGGGAAGGCCGTCAAGGGATCGACAACCACCGCAGAGACCATTGCCATTCAGGCGTATGACAACGATGGCGGGGCATACCGCAATTCGATCCTGCTGACCAACGGGAACACTCCGGCGATCGCCATCGGGACAAACAACGAAACCCTGGCCATCGATACCGCCGATTGGGACATTTCTACTACGGGCGCGATGACCGGGATTGGCGCAATCACGGCGGATGGAACGCTTACGATTAACACCGCGACGGCAATTACACTGTACAGCAATGAGGCCGTCACCATCGGCCACGCGACCAACGGGGCCGCGGATGACCTCACCATCTCCCTGACCGGGGCCACGGATTCCAGCATCATCCTGGCATCCGCCGGAACGGGGGAAGACGCGATTGCTCTTCAATCCAGCGCGGGAGGCGTTGATATTGACGCCGCAGCCGCAAAAGACGTGAACATCGCGGGCGGCCAGGTGGCTTTGGTCAGCAAGGACGACGCGGCCAGCGCCATCAGCCTCACCGCCAACATAGGCACGACGGAAACGATTGTCATCACCAACACCCTGGGGACGAGCGAAAGCGCCATCACCTTGCTTTCTTCGGCTGGTGGGGTGAATGTTGACGCGGCAGCCGCGAAGGATCTTGATCTTGCCGGCGGTCAAGTCAAACTCGTTTCCAAGGATGATGTAGCTTCCGCAATCTCCTTAACCGCGAACGTCGGCACCAGCGAAACAATCGTTGTGACGAATACCAAGGGGACAGCAGAGGGCGCGATTACCCTGACCTCTACCGCAGGCGGTGTTGACATCGATGCAGCGGCGGCAAAGAATGTTGACATCTCCGGGGGGCAAGTCCTGCTTTCCTCCAAGGACAACGCAGCGTCGGCCATTGCTCTGACCACAAACGTCGGAACAACGGAAACCATTGTCCTGACCAACACGCAGGGAACAGATGCCGCGGCGATCAATCTTACCGCAACGGCGGGCGGTGTTACGGCGGCTGTGGCTGCCGGAAAGGCGATCACTTTGAACGGAACGACAAATCTGAAAGTCGGGTCGAACGTGGCATCACCTGCCGGAGGGGAACTCGACATCGGCGATGGGAATTACTTCTACATCACCGGGACCAACAACATCACCAGCATTGCGGCAGCGGATTCCACCGCGGGACGCATGATCGTTCTCAGATTCGCGGATATTCTCACCTTTACCGATGGGAATAATCTCAAGCTGGCCGGAAACCTCGCAACCACGGCAGACGACACCATCACGCTGATATGTGACGGGACCAACTGGTATGAGATGGCAAGGTCAGTCAACTGATGAAACGAACATTAACCAACAGGGCGGGGGCTAAAGGGCCCCCGCCCACCGTAAAAAAGGAGGACATCGAAATGGAAAAAAAGAAATACCCGTTTTACATGTACCACCCGGAGATCCAGGATCCTCTCCGCGTCGACAACAAGGATGAGGAAAGGCAACTCGCAGAGAAAGGTTGGGTCAGCCATTACATAAAGCACAAATATCCAACATGGCTGGACGGAAAGATTTTCAAGACCAAAGAAGAGCATGAAGCATATTTGGCGTCAAAGCCGAAAGTCACGGTCGGGGAACTTCCCGAGGAGCAGCAGGAGGCCGACGAGAGGCCCGCAGGCAGGAGAAGGAGAGGGTAACCAATGGCAACCGCGGGGGACATCATCAACGCCGCCCTGAAGAAGATCGGGGCGCTGGCCATCGGGGAGACGCCGCCGGCCGAGGATTCGCAGGATGCGCTTTCGGAACTGAACCGGATGCTTGCGTCTCTGTCGGCTGACGGGATCAATCTGTTTTACCAGGTCCATGAGAGCTTTGCCCTGGTCGTCGGAGACGGCGACTACTCCATCGGCAGCGGGGGAGACTTCAACACGGTACGGCCAAACGAGATCGACCAGGCATTTATCCGGGATTCGGCGAGCGGAGACCATGAACTGAAGATCCGCCATATTTCCGAATACTGGTCCCTGGGGCAGAAATCCTCATCGAACAGGCCGACGCGGCTCTACTATGACACGACCTACGCGACCGGGACGATCTATTTCGACTCGCTGCCGGCGGCCATCGAGACGCTTCACCTGGTCAGCCAGAAGCCGTTGACGGCCTTCGCCGCTTTAACGACGACGGTCACATTGCCCGGAGAGTACGAAAGCGCCCTGGTCAACCGCCTGGCGGTCGAGCTGGCGCCCTATTTCGGAAAGTCGGTCGGGCCGGAGCTGGCCAGGGCGGATGCGATCTCCTACGGAAACCTGAAGGCGCGGAATTTGGCAAACTCAATGAAGCCGGCCACGGTCAGTATGCCAGGCCGGGGCGGCGGCGGATACAACATAGACACGGATACTTAGACCATGCAAGTGCCCTTTGTAGGCGGCTCCTATACGGAGCGCACATCAAACTTGAACGCGCAACGCTGCGTCAACCTGTTTCCGGTCGTGGACCAGAACGACGCCAAGAACGTAATTGCGCTTTACGGGACGCCGGGGCTGAAGCTGTTTGGCACAGTCAAGTCAGGCGTTGCCGGAATCCCGGTCCGATGTGTCTATGAGTTTGGGACCGTGTTCTATGTCGTCCTGGGAAACGAGGTCTATTCCGTTGACTCCGGAGGTGGATCGACGCTCTTGGGGACGCTGACGACATCCGCGGGCAACGTCTTCATGTCCGATAATGGGACCCAGGTGATCATCGTTGACGGCACGGCAACCGGCTATCTCATCACCGCCGGGGTTATGGCCGCGATCACCGACGCCGACTTTCCGGCCGCGTCATCCGTGACCTTTCAGGACGGCTATTTCATCGTAACCGAGACCGGGACCGGCAAGATCTGGATCTCCACGCTCTATGACGGCGATTCATGGGACCCGCTCGACTTTGCCACCGCGGAGGCCAACCCGGACGACGCCCTTTGCGTCATCTCCAACGCCCACGACCTTTGGGTATTTGGCAGCAAGACGGCCGAGGTCTACTACAATTCCGGAAACGCGGACTTTCCTTTTGAGCGGATCTCCGGGGCGATCCTGGAGGTCGGGCTTACCGTGGCCGCTTCGGCGGTCAAGATCAACGGTCAAATTTACTGGCTTACCGACGACGGCCGCGTCAGGAGGACGGTCGGCTACCAGGGGCAAATCGTTTCAACGCCGCATATCGAATATCAGTTTTCAACCTATTCGGTCATTTCCGACGCCAGGGCCTTCAGCTATACCGTCGCCGGGCATGTCTTCTATGTCATAATTTTCCCGACGGCCATGAAAACCTGGGTGTTCGACACGACGACCGGATTTTGGCACGAGTGGGAGAGCTATTGCACGCAGATAGGTTTTACGCCCTGGAGCCGTCATCGGTCAAACTGCGGAGGCACATTCGGCCGGAAACAGATCGTCGGGGACTACACAAACGGCAAACTCTATGAGCTGGACATGGACACCCTGACGGACGAGAGCGAGGCGATCCGGCGCATCCGTGCCGGGCAGACGATCAACAAGGATCGAAACTTCGTTGTCTGGAACTCCTTTGAAATTGAATTTGAATCCGGCGTCGGACTGGCCGGCGGGGCATCCCCAGGGGAGGATCCTCAAGCTTGCCTGGACTGGTCCGACGATGGTGGACATACATGGTCAAACGAACACTGGACAACCATCGGCAAGATCGGCGCTTACAAGACAAGGGCAATATGGCGCCGACTCGGGATCTCACGGAACAGGGTCCCGCGGCTGACCATCTCCGAGCCGGTCAAGATTGCCATCATCGGCGCTTACGCTGAATTGGAGGCATGCAGAGCATGACGCAAAGGACGCCACCGCCAATCAGAGAAACCATGTTCATGCAGCCGGGCGTGCTGTCGAAGATTTGGATTAAGTTTTTCAACAATCTTTACGCTGTCAGCGCATCGAGCGACATGGATGTCAACCAGGCCATGCAAGCCGAAGGCGGGCAGGTATCGGCGGCGCAGATCGAGGAGATCGAACGCATACTGACCATGCTTCCGGGAGAGGCCCGAGACTTCATGGCGCTGATTGCGGACCTTGAACGACGGCTGATCATGGTCAGCGAGGGGCGGGACTTTTCGCGCCAGATCGCGGATCTCGAGATGGTCATGGAGGCATCAACGCGGTCCGACCATGGTTATTCCGGGATTCTCGATGAATCGGTCTGGGATGATCTTCGGGTCGTTCCCGGATCGTTCGACCGGCCGGGGGCAAGCGATCCCACGATTGTAGTTTATGCGGTAGGCGGCGGCGGAACAAATGGCTATCTCTATCAATTTGCCGATGGAAACATCGCCAGCTTTACGATCCAACTTCCACACGCGTACAAGCAGGGATCGGACATCTACGCACACATCCACTGGACGCCGGGGCCAAGGGGCGCAGCGGAAAGCGGAAAGCTGGTGGGATGGAAGATAGACTATTCATGGGCGAATATCGACGGAGCCTTTGGGGCCATGGCGACCCTGGATCTACAAGACGCCTGCAACGGAGTGGATCACGAGCACAATATGACGCCGGAAGTCGTCATCGATGGACACACGGCCAGAAAGGATATTTCGTCAATGCTTATCTGTAACGTGAAGCGTACCGACACCGGCGCAGACGACACATGGGCCGGGACTTTATCCGGGGAACGACCCATGCTGCTGGAGATCGATTTTCACTATCAGATCGACGCGGCTGGCAGCCACTTGATCAGCCAGAAATAGGAGGAAAAACATGATCACACCAAAATCAATGGTTGACGGAACCAATCTAACCAACGCAGCGGCGACATACTACACCGTAGGGTCGAACACGAAGGCGATTATCAAAAAGGCGACCTTCTGCAACGACCACACATCGGCCGTCACCGTGACGATCAACCTGGTCCCGTCTGGAGGGGCAGCCGCCTACGGAAACCAGATCACCAAGACGCGGACACTGGCAGCCGGGGAAACCTGGTCCTGCCCGGATATTGAAAATCACGTCCTGGAAGCGGCCGGGTTTATCTCCATGGTCGCATCCGTGACGGCCAAGATCGGCGTGCGGATCTCCGGGTATGAGGTAACGTAATGGATGAAATGACGAAAGAGATCGCCTTCAGAAGTGGAGACGCATACAAAATGCTTGAGGCGATTCACGACATTTTAAACGTCGAGGGCATAAGCGACCTTCCGTATTGCCAAAAGATCGAGGCGATTGAAAAGGCTTTGATGCAGTACGAGCAAGTCGAGATCCCCGTTATGCACCTGTTTTCGGACGGGATGTATATCCGGCAAATTCTCATTCCAAAGGGCACGCTTTTGACAAGCCGTTATCACAAGCGCGAACAGCTCGACGTCATGCTTTCCGGGTCCATGTCGATCGTCACCAATGACGGGATCGTTCAGATCAAAGCCCCCTTTTCGGGCGTATCAAAGCCGGGATTGAAGCGGATCGGCTACGCGCACGAAGACACGCTATGGATGGACATCCGGCAGAATCCTGACAATGAGCGCAATATCTCGAAAATCGAAAAGGCGCTTTATACCGACTCCTTCGACGAGGTTAGGGACATCATGCTTGAAAGGGATCGAGAAGATTACAAGGCGCTTCTTGATCAGCGCGGGGTTTCTGAAGACGCGGCCCGATCCCAGGCCGAGAATGAAGTTGATCAGATTGCCATCTCGCTGGAAAACGTGGAAGTCTCGAAATCTGAAATAGAAGGACTTGGACTTTTCCCGCTGCGAGAAATCGCAAAAGGGGAGGTCATCGCGCCGGCCAGGATCTCAGGAAAAAGAACGCAGGCGGGACGATACACGAACCACGCCGTTTATCCAAATGCAATCATGGTGTTGCGCGAAAACGGTGACATTGACCTGGTTTCCGAAAGAAGGATTCGCAACGAGGAAATCACAATCGATTACAGGCAGGCGCTCAGCTTAGCCCGGGAAGGAGTAAGGCCATGTCTGGAGTAGCAGTAGCAGTTGGAGTAGCGGCAGTGGCAGGGGCGGCAATATCGGCTGACGCATCAAGAAAGGCATCGAACACGGCGGCGGACGCGGCCGCGAATGCGGCACAGGTTCAAAAGCAGGCAACCGATGAATCAGTAGCCGAGATTGGCCGCCAGTATGATCTGTCTCGCGCCGATCTCGCGCCGTGGAGAGAGGCAGGCACAAACGCGCTAATGAAGATCCAGGAGGCCCTGAAAGATCCTACGGCATATACGAGAAGCCCTGGCTATGACTTCAGGCTTTCCGAGGGGCAGAAGGCGGTCGAGAGGTCGGCAGCGGCCCGCGGGAACCTTCTCGGCGGGGCGACGCAAAAAGCGCTCACCCGCTACGGCCAGGACTATGCGACGAGCGAGTACGATAACTATCTCAACCGATTCTACAACCTTGCCGGAATTGGACAGAACGCAACAAACACCGGCGTACAGGCGGGAAACCAGGCCGCAGGGAATACGGCAAACGTCCTGATGGGCGGGGCCAACGCCGTGGGAAACTCCCTAATCTCCGGAGGAAATGCGGTAGCAGGCGGGGCGATTAATCAGGCGAATGCAATCACTGGCAACATGAAATCAGGTATCAATAATTATCTGATGTGGAAATACTTGGGGAAGAATTAGGGGGGTCATATTATGGAGATACCAGCACTCAACACCCAGGGAATTGAAATCGGGAACACGCTCCTGAAGATCAAACAGCTCCAAGAACTTGACCAGTCCAGGGACAGAAACGCTCTGCTTGCGGAAAAGAACAACCCTTTGGTTGTTGACACGCAAAACGCCTACAAAAAGGCGGAAACCCAGGGGAAGGTTATCGACAACCAAAAGGCGCTATTCGAACACGCCAAGCAGGGCCTTGAATGGGTGCAGGCAAATGTCGAGATTGGGAATGATCCGGCTTATGCCAATTATTATGAGCACATGACGAAAAACATGAAAATGCCGCTCGGCAGCCTTCCGGCGCCGGATGCGTTTTACGATACCTTGACTGACGAGCAGACGCCTGGAGGAAAAATAAAGCGGTTTAATAAAGATCGTTTCGGTAAGTGGGCGTCACGGGCCGCCACCACGTCAAAGGACATCGAGGACAGTAATTTCAAAAACGCCGGGCTGTACGAACAAAAGACGTTTTACGGTCCGGAAAACAAGACGATGGTGATCCCCGTAAAGAAAGGCGAGATCTACGACCCGGAAAAGGAGCTTGGGAAGGGATGGTCAGCGGCAGAACTGAAGCCGCCGAAAGAGGAGGGGGCACCCACGACAAGGACAATCCAGCGCGGGGAGCAGAAAGTATCACAGGAATGGGACAAGAAGACGAAGACATGGATCGACGTTGCCGAGGGTCCAGCGTGGAACGCGAAGCCGCCGAAAGAACAAGCCCCGGACAGAACCCTGGTCGAGGTCCAGCAGCCGGACGGGACAACGGTATGGATGCCCAGGGCGCAGGCCGCTGGCAAACCGTCACCAAGCAAACAGACGGGACCGACGGAAACGGAAAAAAGGACCGCGGAAAAAGACATTTCTGATCTTGAATCGAAGATTTTAGGGAAAGACGACAAAGGCAATCCGAACGCGGAAAATCCGGCCGTTGAACCGCTTGTTACACGATTCAACCGAAACGCTAATACTTCTTATGCTTACAGAAAGATACCGAAAAAATCATGGTATGGCGGAGAAGGATTCTCTTACGAGCGAGTACCACTCCCCAAGACCGCCAAAGGGCAGGTGACAGCCAAGGACGTGGCGGACACGGCCAAGGTCCGCGGCATTTCCTATGAAGAAGCACTGACGAAGATCCTCGAACTTGCAGGAGCAAAGAAGTGAGAGACGTTCTCGCAGAACTGGAAACAATCCCCGCAGGCCCGTTCACATTAGGGCCAACTGAAGAGTCCGCCTTTCAAGATTGGTATTCTGGATGGGCGCAAAAGCTCAACCTAAATCCAAATCCTGATGATACTAAGCACTTCTATGACTACCGAGCAGCCTTCAAAGCTGGCGCAGAACCAACAGCCAAAAGTGATTGGCATTGGCCGTCAGAATTCAAACTTGAAGGCCATCCTCGCATGATTGTTGCGGGCGTGAATACAAAAACAGGGAGGTCTGTAAAAACTGGTCCCCGCGATGTGCTCGCCGAACTGGAAGAGGGGGGCGCACGCAAGGAGCCCGTCTTCGTCAAGCCAGACAAATGGAATGAGCAGATCAAGCCGACGCTGATCGAGACCGGAAAGCAGATCTTCGAGATGCCAAAGTCTCTTGGAGAAGTCGGCCTTTCGGCAGCATCCGGGGCGATCGGATGGGTAGTCGGCAGCGGCCTGGGGATCGCCGAGGCGACAAAGCCAGGCGCAACCCGGGAGAGTGTCACGGCAGCCGCCGAAGACGCAGCACAGCGCCTATCCTACGAGCCGAAGACGCAGCCTGCCAAGGTCCTCATGGGAAAGGCCGGACGCGCCATAGAAGCCGTCACCGGTCCCGCAAAGGAAGCCGCCGCCCTGGTAGGCGAATCCTGGAACAGCCCGTTTCTGGAATCGGTCCTGAAGTTTGCAGGAGAGGCGGCAACATTTGAAGCGGTCGGCGCCGCTGCAAAGGTTAAGCCGAAGGTTCCCGAATGGTATCGTCGCATGACCGTGCGCGAGCGCGGCCTGGTCGAAGGGATCAAGGCCGACCTCGCCAACGGAGAATTCACGCCGGCGCAGATCCGGGAACTATGGAAAGATCCGACAAACCGGGCGGAACTTCTGAAACGCTACCAGGGCGTTGGCGGAGAGCCCGGAAAGACGGCAAAAGCGCCATTCGCCGAACCGCCGACCGGGAAGGCGCTCCCCGAAGGCCAGGGTTTTGAACTTCGCCCGACTGCCGGAGAGGTCCGGGACATTCTGGCCGAGATGGGCGAGCCGGGGCCGCGTGCGCTCCCGCCCGGCCAAACATTTGAACTTCAGGGGCAGCCTTACAGCCCGACGGAGCGAGCACTTGAAGCAAACGCCCCGACGACAAAGGCCCTTCCATACCCCGAAGGCGTCGGAGAGGGATTCACGTCGAGGCCAAGCGTACCGGAAGAGCCGGTCACCAGCAAGGCAGGGACGCCGTTCAAGACGCGGAATGGCGCTATGGGCGCCTTGAAAAAGGAGGGGATGGACTGGCAGCTTTATCATGTCGTTCCGGTTGAGGGCGGGTTTGCAATCACCAGGAGACAGGGACAGGAATTCAGGACGCCGAACACGCCGAAGGTGGACGAACTTGACCGAATCCGCACACAGGTAAAAGCGGAGGACGAGGCACGGAGAAACGGGACGTTCATAGAGCCAGAATCGCCCGCCGTACCCGCGCCCGTGGCGCAGGCTGAGAGATTGCCGGCCGGGATGGGTGTTGGGCCGTCTGGTGGGGAGACCGTTGATCCTGGAGCAGATTTGCCACCCGCGAAAAGACCAGCGGGAGGTCCGGAGAACCTTGTAACCTACCTTCAGAGAAACGGCTTTGTAAATCTTGGAGAGTATGCCGACAAGACCGGGGACGCCTGGTCACGGTTTCATGGGAAGAGATCCAAGGATCGCAGCCGCGAGTACGGGGACGTCGCCGCCGTTTCAAGGCAGGCCGGGAAATTGAAAATGGATGAGGCCGCCGCGAATCTTAACGCCGAGGGATGGGGGCCGCAAGCACCGACCGGAAGGGCATGGACGCCCGACAGCCTTTACAACGTCCTGGCATCCGGCCAGGGAAGAAATGTATTTGCGCCTGAAAAAATGGATGCTATAATAGAGCGCCGCTTAAACAAAGAATGGGAGCAACATTATGCAGACCTCCAAGCCGAATTTGAAGCCGAAGGAATTGACCCCGCAGCAATATCAAAAGCTAAAACAGATATTGAAGGAACGCTGCTTGATGAGATTAAAAGCGATGGGTTTAGTGTCCTTGACGAAGAAGCCGCACTAAAAGAGATTTCAGATTTCCTTATGGATCTTCGCCCATCGGAACGCGGCGCGAAACTTGAAAAGATATGGGGACCGGAAGAGGAATTTGACGCTTGGTACGATGGAGAGGGACCAGACAGGAGACGCCACCGGGCTGCAAATGACCACGCCGCCGATTTAGAGTATGCAATCAAAAACGGGCACACCGGGGATGTTGAAGGGATATTAAAAGACATCCAGAGCCGCCTCGATCCGTGGGACTATTACGCATATGAGCAAGTACGAAAAGCCGGAAGAAAATCTCCACGTCCCGCCGCTGGAACTGATCGAGGATCCGGGGAAGTACCCGCGTCCAAAGGAGCAGACCTGCCCGCCGGAAAAACCGGAAGTCTGCCCGGAGTATCGCCAGCAGAAACATTCGACCTAACCAATCCCGAAACGCATTGGAGCAATCTCCAGCCCAGGGACAAAGGGCCGCAACCCGGATCTCTATTTCCGAAGGCGAAAGAATCGCCCGAAGGCCAGGGGCGGCTATTTGAGAAGGGCCGCGGGCCTATCGGCTCCGAGCGCGGCTCCATCCCCATCCCCGAAGAAATCGTAAAAACCATCCGGGAAAGCAAACTCTCTCAGGCCATGCCGCACCTCGAGGACCTGGGCCGGTCCATCTACGAATCAGGGAAAACCAAATACTTCGACTGGCAGCGCGGCATGAAAGCCGCCCTGGGCGACCTCTGGGAACGCTTCAAGGGCTACATGGTGGACCTGCACAAGCGGCTTTCCAAGGGCCAGATCGGCCCGCTCAAGAACCAAAAGGGCGCGATAGGCCGGGACATTTACGCGCAAAACCGCCAGATTCAGGAGAAGGGGCCAGCAAGGAAGATCGGCGCCGAGGTCCGGGACGTCATTGATGGGATTAAAAGCCTTGCCGACGAGTACCTGGGCGCCATCTCCACCCGCCTGGAAAACATCGACCCGTCGCTTAGGACGCAGCTCCGCCGCATGGAAATGAACTCCGGCATTGAGAAGGAAAAAGCGATCCGCCGCGTCGAACCCATGCTGCAAAAGATCAAGGCCATGCCGAAAGAGGACCGGCTTGACTTCGACCTGGCAAGGAAGAACGGCGACGCCGTTAAGCTCAAGGCAATCATCGACAAATACGATATGTGGCCGGAATACACCAACGGGACCCGTACCGTCTTAAACGAGCTTTACAAGAAGGCGCAGGCCGTCGGATTCGATGTCGGCTACCGGAAGCACTTCCATCCCCGCGTCATCAAAGACCCGAAGGGATTTCTTGAGTACATGTACAAACAGGCTGATTGGCCGGTGCTGGAAAAGGCGATCCGCGACAAAGAGGCCGAGCTTGGCCGCTACCTGAAGGATGACGAAAAGGCCAGCCTGATCAATTCGCTGATCCGCGGCTACGGAGGGGGGCAGATCAGCTTATCGAAGCCTGGCCAGCTCAAGGCGCGGGAAATCGAGATCGTCACGCCGGACCTGAACCGCTACTACATGGATTCCGACGGAGCGCTGCTCCAGTATATTTCGGCGGTTACTGATGCAATCGAGATGCGGAAGGCATTTGGCGTCAAAGCAAAGGGGGCAATATCGCCGGATGACACGATCGGACATTACATCCTTGATCTTCTGGAAAAGGGAAAGATCAAACCGGAACAGGAGCCGACGCTGAGGGAGATCTATTCGGCCCGGTTTAACGAAGTCGGGACCCGCGGCGTCATCGGCCTATACAAGAACCTGTCCTACATTGACACGATGGGATCGCCGATCTCCGCGATCACGCAGGTCGGCGACCTGGCATGGGCGCTCTACAAGAACGGGATTAAGGGAACGGCAAACGCCATGATCCCGGCAATCAAGGGAAAGTCGCCAATCACCAAGGAAGACATCGGCATCGACATGATCGCCAAGGAGTTTGCCGACACATCGAAGGCGGCTCACACCCTGGCTAATGTCTTCAAAGCCATCGGCCTGACCAAGATCGACAACATCGGCAAGGAAACGCTGATCAATTCCACGATCACAAAGGCGCAGCGGCAGGCCAAGGACCCGAAGCAGGCCGCGGCGCTGAGGCGCGAGCTTGAACCGATCTTCGGAGAGGAAACCGACGCACTGATAAAGGACCTGGCCAAAGGCACAATCAGCGAGAACGTGAAGCTGTACGCCTTCAATACCTTGAGCGACTTTCAGCCGATCAGTCTTTCGGAGATGCCGCAAAAGTACCTTTCCGGCGGGAACGGCCGGATATTCTACATGCTTAAATCGTTCACCTTGAAACAATTCGACATCTACCGCCGCGAGGTCTTCCGGCAGATCGCAAACGAGGGAACAAGGCTCCAGGGTGTTAAGAACCTACTCAAACTGACGGCCGCTTTTGTCGCCGCCAATGCATCGGCAGACGTGATCAAGGCGATCATACTCAACCGAAATATAGATCCTGGGGATCTGGCTATTGACAATCTTTTACGCTTGTTTGGAATATCGAAATTTGTCACCTGGAAGGCGCGGGAAGAGGGAGTCGGGTCAGCTATGGTTCGGCAGATCGCGCCGCCGTTCAAGCTGGCCGACGCCATCACCAAGGACATAGTTACAGCCGGCGACGAAAAGGGGTTGGAGACGCCGCAATCCATCCCGGTCGTTGGCAAACTGTATTACTGGTGGTTTGGTAAAGGGGCAAAAAAGACCGAAAGACAGGAACGCAAAGAAACAAAGCTGAACTCGTTACGCGGACTGAAGGAGCTCGACTAATCTGAGAAGGGAGACATGGCAATGATGGAACTCGGAAGCGGAATAGCAATAGCGGGTTTGTGTGTGTCCGGGGGGGCCGTTGCAATTACAGCAATTAGAACTTATTCACAACGGACAATCGTTGGCGGTACTGATGGCGTAAACGGGATAAATGGACACGACGGGCGAAATGGGAACGACGGCCATGATTCGATCAGTTTCCCTTGCAGGGAACACTCCGGGATCGTCGTTGCTCTGAATGGGATCAAAGAGAGCCAGGACAAACAAGAAAAATGGATGTCCGACATATCGAAAGATGTGAGAAGGATTCTTGAAAAATGAATCTTGATTTTCTCAGGGAGATGCTAAAGCACCACGAGGGATTGCGCTTGAAACCGTATAGGTGCAGCGCAGGCGCCTGGACCATCGGGTATGGATGGAATATCTCTGCAAATAAATTACCCGAAGACGTTGAATCGATGCTGAACATGACCGGAGCAATCACGGAAGAGGTCGCCGAACGGCTCCTGAATATCGGCATCGATACGGCGGTCCGGCAATGCCAGGCGATCTTCCCGAAGTTCGATAAATTCTCGGATAACCGGCAGATTGCCCTTGTTGATTTTGTTTACAATGTTGGGGCCGCGGGTGCGCTTAAATTTAAGAAGATGCTGGCGGCGGTTGAGGTGGACGACTGGAACACGGCTGCTGATGAGCTGAAGGATTCAGACTGGTTTTCGCAAGTGGGTGCGCGGGCCGTTGAGATAACGGCGATGGTGAGACAAGGATGAAATCCACCGGGGCAAAGCTGAAGGCTGAGGCGAAACGGGTTAAACGGGCGAAGCGGAAGAATAAAGGGAAGAAGAAATGAGCAAGTTTCTGACCGAACTTGACGCACGGCTGAAGGATGACGACAAGGTCTGGATCATGGACGATCCCCTTGTCTATGAAAGCGACATCATCGGGGCCGTCACCGTGCCGAAGGGATTTGAAACGGACTTTGCCAGCGTTCCGCGGCTCCCCGTAATCTATACCCTTTTCGGAGACCGGGCGCACCGGGAAAGCGTCATCCATGATTATCTGTACCGAATTGAGAGCATCCCGGAGGCGACAAAAGAACAGGCCGACCTGGTGTTTCTCGAAGCGATGGAGTGCCGGGGGAAATCATGGTTCATCCGTAAATGTATGTATTGGGGTGTCTGCGTCGGATCGGCATCTTATTACCACAAGAAGAAAGTAGGTGACACGCTATGAAAGGAATGGAAGTCAGAGAGAAGATCGCCGCCCTGGTCTGCTTGACCGCAATAGCCATGGTCGCCATGGGACGGCTGAGTGATCCGGAAAATATCGTTGTGAATATCGTGGTCGCCATATCGGCTTTTGTTACCGGAAGCGCCACCAGACGAACCGATGAAAGGAGTAAAACCGATGAAAAGATTTAGCCGAATCCTGGCATTGACCATTCTGATCCTGTTTGCCCTGGTCTCCATGGCCGGCGCTACCGCTTCGCTTTTCAATTATCCGAAGTTCCACGGGCAGACATCGACAGGAACGCCTCTTGCTGGGGGGCTGGTCTATACATACGCACCGGGGACCAGCACGCCGAAGGCGACCTATTCAGATCTGGCGCTGACGACACCAAACACAAACCCAATCGTCATGGATAGCAACGGCGACGCGACGATCTATTTCAACGGCCAGTACAAGGTGGTCCTGAAGACATCCGCCGGCGTAACAGTCTGGACCATGGACAACGTAGGCGGGATCGAATCGGCCTGGTCCGGGTACGAGGTTGACGCTCTGAATACCTACGGCGGCGGATCCGCCTACACCCAGGCGACCATTGCTACCGCCCTGACCGCCATCGGGACGACGAACAAAACCACGCTGCTGCTCAGGCCGGGGACGTGGACGATCACGGCTGATGCAGATTATTCCGCCTATACAAACGTCACATGGAAGATTGTGCCGGGGGCGTTGATATCAGTCGCGTCTGGAAAGTTGTTGACGCTCATGGGGCCGATAGACGCTGGATTATATCAGATATTCTCAGGCGCCGGAACCGTCGTCTTTGGGTCATCCACCGTAGGCGCAACCCATCCGATGATTGATAAGATTTATCCTCAGTGGTGGGGGGCGCTGGCGAACGAAGTGCACGACGATACGGCAGCGATTCAAGCGGCTTGCGATGCGGTCCCGTATTTTTCGTGGGGCGGATACACTGTGTATTTTCCTCCTGGTGTCTACAAGGTAACGAAAGCAATCAACATAAAAACCAGGCGAATGCTTTTGAAGGGGCCGGGAGCGTTGACGAGCAACGCGGCGACTCTGAAAAATACCACCGATCCGAACGAACATATTATAGATTACACCACCAACGGCACGGATACTCTGTCGATCGAGGGTTTACAATTTTGGGGTGCATTGGACGCAGTAGGGGCCGGAACGGGCAGTGGTGTTGTGTTGGGGGATGTATCAGGAACGGGATGGAACTCCATTTACAGTTGGCACATTACTGATTGCTGGTTTGTTTATATGCCCCAAGCGGCTATCTACATCAAAAACGGGGATGACGGGCATATCAGCAACAATGGCATCGAGCAGAACAGCTACGGGATTCTGCTTGAAGGCGGCCAAGGTCAGTTGAAAATCAGCAACAACACGATCACACATAATGCTTATAATGGCATCAAGATTGTCTCTCCAGTTGTACAGCCTCCGCTGTTGGTCAATTCAGCCAATACGATTATCACAGGGAACAGCTTTACAACCAATGGAAAGCCGTCAAGCGCCGCTGAATCATCCGCCATTATCCTTGTTACCAGCGCGGGTGAAAAAGCGATCCGCAATACCCTTATTGCCTCAAATGTATTTGATCACAATTACAGAGACATAATTGTGCAGGGCGGAACGTCTGTTATCGCAACAAACACAGGAATCATTAACACGCAGATCATCGGGAATAGTTCTGACTATTGCGATAATGAATCAATAACAGTTAGCGGAGCCGCACGGACATTGGTTTCCGCTAACAAGCTGCACTATACTGGATATGGAGCAGCAGCCCCCGTAAATGCAGTTTCTGTAACAGGAACTTCATTTGATACGGTCATAGATGGAAATGTAAACTATTACGACACAACAGCCCCGACCGCATATGGATTATTTCTTGGAGCGACGACTGTTGACACAGTGCTTGGACTAAACGATTTTCGCGGGAATTCTGGAGATATAGACATTGACACTGGTGCAACATATTCACTCATGCACCAGGGAGCAATGGCTTCAGTTGCCAAAATAGCGGTAACAGCATTTTCAAACTCTTGGGCGAATTACGGAGGGGCGGCAATCGCAGCTGGATACTACAAAACAGCGGATGGAATAGTGCATCTAACAGGCACAATTAAAAGCGGAACATCAACATTGGTGGCGTTTGCCCTTCCTGCTGGCTACCGTCCGGCAGGGTTACTATATCAATCTGTTTACTCAGCCGGGGCAGATGCTTTTGTGGCAGTTAGTGCGGGGGGTGATGTGACGCCCTTCACGTCAGACAACTCATTGTTTTGCTTAGATGGTGTCAGTTTTATTGGACAATAAATAGGATATTTCAAAGAGTTAGTCGGGTCGGTCGTTAATAAGACGTTGCCAGCGTTTTGTGCGTATAACAACGCAACGGTAGAGAACATCACGGGCGCTGGAGCTGTCTATACAATTCTATGCAACGCAGAAGTCTTTGACCTCGCATCAAATTACAAACATGATGCTGGAGCTGGTCAAGGTGTCTTTACTGCTCCAGTAACCGGGAAATATAGATTTTCAGCAGGGATAATGCTTCGGCAGCTGGCGGCGGCTAATGCTGACATCAGCCAATTTCTTTATATTCGGCTCACGAGGCTCTTTTGTTGTTTTGGCAAAATAATTTTCTAACGATGCCTTATTTATTTTGCTTGCTCTTACCGCTGCGCGCCATGATCCGCTTTTTTTTACAAGGATATCAATGTCATGCGATATTTTATCGATGTCATACATAAATGCATTCTATATAAAAAAAAATGCTTGACAAGCGGAAATAATAATAGTAAGATACTATCCAACGGAGGAAACCATGTGGACATTCAATAAAGAACGCCTCGTAGCCCTCAGAGAATCGAAAGGGATGACACAAGACGAATTTGCCGTAAGCCTCAACACTATCAAGCAACACATCTCTCTTTGGGAAACCGGAAAGAGCGTACCATCGATTGTCAGCCTTATTAAAATCTGCAATAAATATGACGTGGACGTGAGATATTTTTTTGCCAAAAGTGGCAATACTGGCACTGCATCAAGCAATACTCAGCGGGAAACAAGAAACCCATGAACGAATATCTTCGGCGCGGCGGGAAGATCCCCCACGTCGAGGCACCACCAGACAGATCAAGAACCACGCGGCGCGGAGTTGGGAACAGACCATAAATCCCACCAAAGGGGCGGGACCATGCCCGCCCCGCATCAAGGGGGCCGGAATGCTCGATAGATACGGTTACGAGATGTCGGTGAAGGTCGGGAATCAGTGGATCAGCCTGGAGATTTACAAGCAATACAAACAGTTCATCGTCGAGGCTATCAAGGCCGCCGCGTTTCTTGGGCTGCTGCTTGTGACCGCGTTCATTTCGCTTTGGGCTTTCTGATGAATCCATTGATCAGGAAATCGAATGGGCCAAATTTCTGGCAAAACGGAGGAGGAGGGGAATTATGCACGCACCTACATCATGGGACAACCGGGACATCCTCACGCCGCCTGATGATCCGCTGGAGGACATGACGGAAGCGGAGGTCGAGGAGGCCTACAGGCAGGCAAAAAGTGAGATCAATCGTTGGGCGATGCGCCCGATCGCCATTGACCAAAAGCCAATCGTAACAAGCCTGGTCGAAATACTGGTGGCGCTGGCTGCGGCACAGAGGGGAATCGAGAAGGAGCTGGAAAGGAGGGGAGCGGCATGAATCAGACAGACCTTCATTTCGACACGCCGTTACCGGATCAGCTTTTCAGGCGCGGCTCGCAAAACTTTCAGCTCTATTCCGAATTGCTCAAAGGTCCGGTTACCAACGAGCACATCGTCAGGCGCATGGGGATCTTTAACAGCACTGGCAGGGTGTCAGACATCCGTAAGAAGATCCGCCCCTACATGATGGACGTCTGTGCCTCAGCGATCGGCGACGGCGGCCTGTACGTCTATAACATAAAGGGGGTCATGCGATGAGATACCTACCAACGGTAACTGAAGTCATTGGCCCCTGGGTAGATTTCTCGAAGATCCCGCCCGACACGCTCCAGGCGGCATCGGAACGAGGGACGGAGGTCCATGATGCGTGCGCGATGATTGCTCACGGAATTCCCTGGTTCCCGATCACGAACCAGACCAGGGCGATCGCCGGATACGTTGAATCCTATAAAAAGTGGTTTGAGCGGATCGTCGCGTCAACGGTTCTGCTCGAAAAGAGGATGTTTTCCGAAGCTCATGGATACTGCGGCCAGCTGGATCTGGTCGTTGATATCGGCGGCGGGGAAAACTGGCTCGTGGATCTCAAGACACCGGTCATCAAGTCTAAAAGCTGGCGGGTCCAGATCGCAGCTTATCAAATGCTCTGCGTGAGCAACGAGATCAAAGTGGATCGTTGCGGATCCCTAAGACTGGACAAGAACGGGAAGCTTCCACGAATGGACTGGTACGAGGGGAGCGCCGAGAAGGATTTCAATATCTTCTTGAGCTGCTTAAATGCGTTTAGATTTTTCAAGGGATAGGAGGAGGGGGGCTATGGGAATCAATGGGTTTAAGGGGTTCGATAAGAATTTCCAGTGCCGTGGTTTTCAATACGAGCCTGGAAAGAACTACGAGACGGACAAGGCAAAGGCGTGCAGCTCCGGGTTCCACTTCTGTGAACACCCGCTGGATGTGTTTGGATACTACCCGCCTTCCGGCAACCGTTTCGCAGAGGTTGAAGGCGATGGAGATATGGATCGCCACAATGAAGACACGAAAGTCGCCTGTACAAAGATAACGATCGGCGCGGAAATCGGCATATCGGCCATAGTTCAGGCGGCGGTTAAATTCGTTTTTGATCGTGTCGATTGGAAAAATTCAAAAGATACAGCCACGGGCGTGAGGGGTGCGGCCTCTGCCACGGGCGTGAGGGGTGCGGCCTCTGCCACGGGCGACCAGGGTGCGGCCTCTGCCACGGGCGACCAGGGTGCGGCCTCTGCCACGGGCGTGAGGGGTGCGGCCTCTGCCAC